GAAGTTTGGACATAGGCATCTATGGAGTTAGCCCCGAGTTTGTGGCAGAGGGGGAGCGCAAGACTATGGAGGCAATAGAATTGTACAAGCAGTTCTTTATCTTGGGTGAGGACTTGGATTCGTACACCATAGTTGGCACGTTATGACCGACATCACTAAATGCACAGGGGAGGGCTGCCCACTAAAAGAAACCTGCTACCGCTATACTGCCTTAACGGGAATGTACCAATCATTCTTTGTTGGCGTACCTATCAAGAACGGCAAGTGCGAAATGTATTGGGGTGAAGCCTCACAATCAACATACGAGCAACTAAAAGAAACCTTTAACACCAACGAGAAATGCAAGACCAATTTATGCGGATAGCGATGGCGCAGCTCCGTAGCACCTACCCTTTCAAGCCCCAACGCAGAGCCGTAGCTGCTCGGATGTGGGTAAAGTATTTAGACCGCAAAGCGATGGCGCAATGGTTCAAAGACCAAGAGGCGAGCGTATGATTAGACCATTTGTTCTCGCGTTCCACAAGCAGAACTCGGGAGTATCACACCACAGGACATTTGCCCCCTTGATATGCCACAAGGGAGTAGATGTTTTTTTCATTGAGAAAATTACGGACATTGACCCCGAGATATGGCCTAAAGTCACGCACATTTATTCTTCACGGACATTCCCTGTTGAACCGTTTGAGGACTTTGTAAAGCTCTGCCGTAAGGAAGGCATCAAGCTAATCGTTGACAATGATGATTGGTGGGTTCTACCCCCTACGCATCCTTTGCTTGGGATTTACTCGGAGCAGATGAGGGAGCGCATCGTGCGCTCTATGAAAGCAGCAGATGAGGTATGGGTAACGAACAAGCACCTTGCCTCAAAGGTCAAGAAGTACAACACCAACATCCGAATCATCCCCAACGCCATCAGCGTAGCAACGTGGCAGGTAGAGAGAAAGCCAAGCGAAGAAGTGCGCTTCGGGTATATAGGCGGCAACCACCACGCATTAGACGTAAAGGAATCCACAATCAACCTTGAGGGCTATCAAGGGTATGTGGCAGAGGTAGATGGCTACCCCGATATTATGAAGGCAAGCCATAGGCTGCCCACGATGCCACCAACACACTACCACAAGCTCTATGAGTTCTTTGATGTAAGCCTCGTACCGCTTACGACATCGGAGTTTGCCAAGTGCAAGTCGCACCTAAAGATGCTTGAGGCAGGGTTCAGCAAGTGCGCTCTGATAGTGAGCAACACACAACCCTATTCACCTTATATCACGAAGGATAATTGCATTGCCATCAAGCACCCGAGCGAATGGGCAGGAGCAATCAAGAGGCTAAAGGAAAACCCCAACCAAGTCGCTGACCTAACGGAATCGTTATACGAGTTTGTGCAGGACTTCACGATGGACAAAATAAACGAACTGCGATGCTTTACATAGTCACGCCCTGCTCACGCCCTCATAACCTCGTGAGGCTAAAACAACATATCCCTGCGTACGCAACGTGGGTGGTGATGATAGACGCAAATTGCGACTTCAAGGGAGCAACAGGCGCAAACATAACCCACTACTCTACACGCACAGGGGATATGGGAAATCCCCTACGCAATGAGTTCCTTGAATTGTATGCTGACTCCTTTACTAAAGAAGATTGGGTGTACTTCTTGGATGATGACAACATCTTGCACCCAAAGTTCCTTGAGGAGTGGAACAACCTAAACGGACTTGACTGCTCAATCGTAACGTGGGGGCAAGCAGGTAGGCTACGCCCTACCGACCAACCAAGAGTCGGCAACATAGATACCGCTTGCTATATGTTTAAGCCATACGACCTGCCCAACCTACGCTTTGAGATGGCCTATGAGGCAGACGGCATCTTTGCCCAAGCAGCATCCGAGCAAGGAACACTTATCTGCGTAGAGCAGTACCTTTGTTATTACAACGCCCTAAAATGAAAACGAGCAAACAAATAGACGGGTGGTTCAACCACCAAGCAGCATACGACTACCTCCTTGCCAATATGCCTGAAGATGGCACGTTTGTAGAGTTGGGTGCTTGGCTCGGTAAGTCATCGGCATACCTATGCGACAAAGCAACATCCCAACAAATCACAATCGTTGACACTTGGAAAGGCTCACCTAACGAACTAACCACCACCCACAAGCTCGCAACGCAGGTAGACATCTACGACCTGTTCTTAGAGAATATGGGAGACCGCAAATACAAGGCAATCAAAGCAACATCCAAAGCGGCATCAAAGAAGTTTGCCAACGAATCCCTTGACGTGGTATTCATAGACCTAACCCATACCTATGAGGCGGTAAAGGAGGACATCAAGCTATGGCTACCCAAAGTAAAGAAGGGAGGCTTCATAGCAGGAGACGATTACCACGAACATTGGAAGGGAGTAATCCAAGCCGTTGATGAACTGCTGCCCCGTGCTACGTTCATTGATGACTGTTGGATTTACCAACGGTGAAGAACCACACAAAGGTATACCTCAAAGGGATGGGCTACTCCACAACTGACTTCATTCCCTGCGAGGTATGTCAAGGCAAAGCCGTAGACATCCACCACATAGAACCAAGAGGAATGGGTGGAAGCAAAATTGCTGATACCATCGAGAACCTTATGGCATTATGCAGGTCTTGCCACCACGAGGCTGACTTCGGAACTAAACTAAAGAAAGATTACCTTTACGAAGTTCACAACCACCATTTATCAAAAAGAGTTATTTAGTTATGCAAAGAGCAACAATCGGTACAATCATACCAAACCCCAAGAATCCAAGAATCATAAAGGATGACAAGTTCAAGAAGCTTGTAAAGTCCATACAGGAGTTCCCGCAGATGCTTGAGCTGCGGCCAATCGTGGTAGATGGCAATATGGTAGTTCTTGGGGGAAATATGCGCTTAAAGGCGTGTATTGCGGCAGGGCTTAAAGAGGTGCCTATTATTGTGGCTGACCAACTGACCGATGCGCAGAAGGCTGAGTTTATCATTAAGGACAACGTAGGCTTCGGAGAATGGGATTGGGACTTGCTTGCCAACGAGTGGGAGGTAAAGGATTTGTTTAATTGGGGTGTAGATATTCCATCAGCATATTTTGACGATGACAAAGAACCTGAGTTTGACAAGGATATGCTTGACGAGGCTCTTGATGGATACATAAACTCAAAGGTCAAGCAGATTACCCTCTACTTTGATAATCAGCAATATGAATACGTGCTTAACAAACTTGAGCAAATAGCCAAAGAAGAAGGCGTTGAAAGCAATACAGAGGTAATAATTTTGCTTCTTGAGAAGTATGAATCCTAAAATATATACTTTTTACTATAATAGATATAACGAGGCAACAACAAGCCTTGCATTATTTTATTCAAGCGTAGAGCATATTGTGGTATTTCACTCCGAAGAGCAAAGGCAAAAGTTCAGTTCCGAAATAATACGCGGAGAAGCCTTTGTAACCGAACATCATAAAGGTTTGTCGGGGCAGCGCAATAAGGTATTAGATTCTGTTCCAAAGGGCGAATGGGTCATATTTTGTTCTGACGACTATATTCAAACAACGGCAGTATCAGATTTGTATGCTTCAAAAACAAAAGCAGAAGAAGTCCCCGACTTTGACAAAATGATTGCAAAAAATGTTATATCAGCAAAAAAACTATACGAAAAAACATTAGAGCTAATTGCTGACGCTGAAAAAATAGGTGCAAATATTGCAGGCTTTGCTTCAAATGGAAATCCATTTTACCTAAAAAACAAAAATAAAAAGAAGGGACTTGTTGAAGGCCGTTGGTTTGCAATGCGTAATACTGACATACGCTTTGACGAGAACGTGCAAACAATAGATGACCACGACATCACCGCAGCACATCTTGCCGACTCTCAGCCAATATGGGTAAATAATTGGGTTGTCCCCGAGTTTGCAAGATATACAAGCGGTGGATATGGAACACTTGGTCAAAGAATGTCGCAAAAAATAAAAGACTGTTATTATTTGGTTGAGAAGTATCCCAATGTATTGTATTTCGCACCTAAAAAGGGACTACCAAAAGATGCCCACATAAGATTCCGATGAAAAGAATAGACCTTGACCGCAAGCCAATAGACAAGGATAAGTTCAGAAAACGAACTGCCTTGCTTTCTGACGTAAGTACAACAATCAAAGAGGACTGTATTATTTATGTCAATAACGAGCCTGTTGTCTTTTACAAAAAATTAGAAACCGATACTTCTGCTTTGCGATGGGCAGTGAAAAATCAGAAATACTCAACGGGCAAAAGAAGCAGAGGACTTGAATCAACATCCAATATATTCGGGTACTCCCCAAGAGTTGCAATGCGCCACGACTATTGTACGGTTACGGCAATGGCTAAAAACTACCCGAAGCAACATTACATAATTACAAATTTTGTAACTGAGTTGGTTGACTATTACAAAGAGTACTTCCCTCAGCAATACGAACATCACACAGAAACAGTTAAGGAGCGTGTGATGAATGATTGGACTATTGGAGCGTCTCCATTTACAAGTGGCATAGTAAATAAAAACAATCAGCTAAAATATCACTATGATGCAGGGAACTTCAAAGGAGTGCTTTCAAATATGGTTGTATTCAAAAGCGACATCATTGGTGGTCACCTTGTAATTCCCGAGTTAGACATTGCTCTTGAGGTTGCAGACAACACCTTAACAATTTTCAACGGACAAGATATTCTTCACGGGGTATCGGACATACAATACAAAAACGATTCATCGTACAGGTATTCTGTTGTTTACTATTCGCTTGAGCAAATGTGGAAGTGCGAACCTTTGGATGGTGAGATAAAAAGAATCCGTAAGGTAAAAACAGAACGAGAGAAAAAAAGATTAGACCCTGCTCACTTAGACTCTTTAAGAAAAAGCCAAGAAGAACTGAAGTCACATTCAGATAAAGTATTTTTTAAATCATTGGAGAAGAATGACAAGTAGTGACATCCATAAAAAGGCAATGCTTGATGCGTTGGAGAAATCGTTGGGGGTAGTTACGTCTGCTTGCAAAAGCGTTGACCTGTCAAGGCAAACGCATTACCGATGGATGCAGGAGGATAAGGAATACAAAGCAGCAGTCGAAGAACTATCAGACGTAGCCATTGACTTTGCAGAGAGCCAACTGCACAAGCAGATAAAGGAGGGCAACTCCACCGCTACTATCTTTTTTCTAAAGACCAAAGGCAAGAAGCGTGGGTACGTGGAACGCCAAGAGGTAGACGTATCTTCGGGCAAGCTATTTCAAATTGAAGTGCTTGGAGAAGATTCAGACCAATAAAGTATATAACCACCTAAAGCGCAGCGACAAGAAGATAGTCGTTGAGCAGGGCGGTACTCGTAGCGGAAAGACGTACAACATTCTGCTATGGGTGATTTTCTATTATAGCACAACAGAAAGCAACAAGACAATTACGATATGTCGTAAGACGTTTCCTTCGCTTCGTGCTTCGGTGATGCGGGACTTCTTTGAGATACTTCGTGCCAACGACCTGTACAACGAGGCTTACCACAACAGGTCAAGCCACGAGTATTATCTGAACGGCAACCTTGTGGAGTTCATAAGCCTTGACCAACCGCAGAAGATAAGAGGCCGCAAGCGCAACCTTCTTTATATTAACGAGGCCAACGAGTTGACGTTTGAAGATTGGCAGCAGCTTATTATGCGAACTGAAGACAGGGCAATCCTTGACTACAACCCTTCGGATGCGTTCCATTGGATTTACGATAAGGTGGTGACCCGTGATGACTGCGAGTTCCATCAGACCACCTACCTTGATAACCCGTTCCTTGATAGCAGCATCCGAAATGAAATAGAACGCTTGCGTGATACCGATAGCGACTATTGGAGAATCTACGGACTTGGAGAACGTGGGATGAGCAGAGCCACCATCTTCCAATACGGGCAGGCAGAGATACCAACGGATGCCACGCTCTTATGTCACGGGATGGACTTCGGTTACACCAACGACCCAACCGCCCTTGTGGCGGTGTACAAGTCGGGGGACAACCTTTATGTGGATGAGCTTATCTACCGCACAGGGATGACCAACCCCGACATCAGCAACGTATTGAAGTCCCTAAACCTTGACAGACGCACGGAGGTATTTGCTGACTCTGCTGAACCCAAAAGCATCGAGGAGCTGCATCGTATGGGATGGAACGTGAAACCCACGCAGAAGGGCGCAGATAGCGTCATAGTGGGTATTGACGTGCTGAAGCGGCACAAACTATTTGTAACCCCACGAAGCAGCAACCTAATCAAGGAACTTCAGAACTACAAATGGGTAGAAGACAAGAACGGCAACCTGCTCAACAAACCGATAGATGCATTCAACCACGCCATAGATGCGCTGCGCTATGCAACGTATAACAAGTTGAGCAGACCTAACTTTGGCAGGTATGCCATACGCTAAAACTAAAAGGTTATTTTAATAATGGAACTAAAGGTAATTG